CTCAACACTAAGGCTATCGCGATGCTCGCTGCCGGGTATGTCTGTTACAGACTTGCCAAGGCGTGCTTGAGCTATTCAAGGACGGCACGTGAAGTGTTGTCTCTTGTTTTATCGCAAGGCGCTTATCGATTTGGGATTTCACCTCAGATCGTGCGCAGCCAGTTTACTGGCTTGTCTCTCCCCGCGTTCAAACGGGTTGAGAACCACACTCACGCCGACGCCGCCGCCGACCGATCCGGAGCATCCATGTTCATGGACCGTCTCGGCCGCGCCCTCGGAATGAGCCCATATTTCGTTCAGAAGTCATCAGCTGATGACCGAAACGGACGCGAGGGCAGCTCATCTTGGTTCTGGTCGAAAGACCTTGGGACCGAGTATGCCCCCTTCGCCCCTCCGGACAACTCGCTACTGGCCATGGTTGACGTAGATCAGTATGTCGACATGCCAGATTTTCTTGCGCGTGAGTTCAGAGTCGTCGTCCTTTACACCTTCCAACCTGCTCAGGTGGCTAGATCAAGTGGAAATTCAAGTTTCACCTTTAATGCTGCTAATGAGGTTGTGTTCAGTGTCACCGGCGGCGCCTCATACACGCACCAAGTTTGGAATTACGGCATCGATAATGTTGTCGTAACACAAAAATTCCTCGGCATTCCGTGGGCCGTCACTACATTCCTTGTGGACAGGCGCGCGACTACCCTTGACAGGGAGATCGTGCTCCTCACACCGGTTTGCAAATGGTACCTGGGATACGCCTGGCTTGCCTTGTTCCTTCAATCGGGCAAGCTTGGGCGTTTAAATGTCGTTGATGGCGAGTTCTTGCGCCTGGAAGCCCACCGTCCCGATGGGTTGTACAGGTCGACAGCACGTGTCGGAAGCCACGCTGTCGCGGTGATTAAAGCCTCAGAAGACGACGCCCTAGCCGCCATCGCACGCCTATCCAAAGTTGGGTTGACCATGCCTCAGGTCCTCAGTTTTGTAGACGGCGATAAGGTAAAGGGCGCCCCCCTTCTGGAGTATCATCTCCGCGGCGGCGGGACTAAACCGAACGTGGTTTTCCCACTCGATCAGTCCGTCCATCGTTATCAGTTTGAACCAGAAGTCTTTGACCCTGCTGCAAAGCCTTCCCTGATCCCATTCATGAGCCCCATCGTCCCTGAATGTTATGCCCCTGACCAGACGCCAGCTAATGAGCGGCGTGGCATTAAAGCTCGGATCACGGATGTCAAGACTGATGTGTCGATGACGCCCTTTCTGAACCAAACAATGGCAGAATTTGTCGCTCTGCTTATTCCCGTGCCTCACCAAATGGACCCTGTTGAGGAAGACGAACTCTTTGCCCGGCAGAACAGGCCCACGCAGCGCCGCATTCTCCAGGAAGCCGAATTCATGGATCCTACCCGTGAAGTCCACAGCTTCCAGAAGAAAGAGGCGTATGTCAAGCCCAATGATCCACGTATCATCTCAACGATGAACGGTGTTGATAAAGGGG